CCTTTTTGGAGATCATCATGGATATTGACGACGTCTTTTGTCCTTCCTTCCTATCGAAGATTGACGACGCAGGTTTTTGTACCTGTTTCGACTGTCTCGATGGGTGGGTTCGAACCGCTGGAAGCTTTCGGGCTTTCATTGAAGAAGTCGTTCTTATTTCTGATGGTCAACGCAAGTAAAGTGACCGGTTGTTCTAATCCTACTTCGTAGGATGCTATGTCTGGGTTAGCTACCCGGCGTAGTTTCGCCAAAGCTCTTCAAGGTGGAACCAATGACCTTCTATAATCGCGTCCGCAATCGTGGTTCGATATCTTCTGTTAAGACGATTACTTCATCTAACAACGCAGTACCGTGCATTGGTATAAGCGCGGGAAACGTTGTTTATAATGTCGCTCGTCTTTTCGGTGAGACATCTTCCATGATGGACGTGACTAACGGTGATTGGAAACGTAGAGTTGGACGCAGTCGTAATGACAATACATTCGTGTTCCACGATATGTATAAGATAACTTATCGCGTTATTGCTAGCGGTTCGTCGTCTATGCGTTTTACTAATACATCCATGTACTGCAGCCCCCCGCAACAGCGTTGGGAGCAGCTGGACGGCTCACTATTGGCTTACTGGACTAGTTCTGATGCGAATCAGGATGTCGTCGAGATTGTCAAGATTGAGGACCTTGTCGCTGAAGTATGGACCTCCTGTCTCGCCAAGCGTGGTGAAGGTCGAGCTAATTATCTCGAATCTCTCGCCGAGCTTGACAAGGCTTTTAGGATGGTCGCGACTCCCCTCGAAAACCTCACATCACTTATCAAATCCCTTCGGGGATCTGGTAAAAGGATGAAAGGTTATGAACGGGTTGCCGCTGGGTCTAAAGCCCACATACGTTTTGTTTCAGCGGAATGGCTTCGCTTTCGTTACGGTGTTATGCCGATCATTAGCGATGTCAAGGCAGCATTGGCGGCCCTGGAGAGGGGGCACTCGTCGAAACCGGAACTGTTCACTGCCAAAAGCAGTGGCTCAGGCTCGGGACGACGAACCTCCTCTGGATTGATCCCAAGTACTTCTTTTGAACTAAATTATCTCAAAGTGACTTACGAGTACCGTGAGGTACGCGCGTATTATCACGAGAGATATATCAAAAGTTTCTGGAATGATCTCGGTTTTAACTTCCGAAATCTTCTAGGACTACCGTGGGAGCTGACGCGGTATAGCTTTGTGGTCGATTGGTTCGGTAACGTAGGTGATCTTATCTACGCCAACATTCCTAGGGTTAATGTTCAGGACATCGGTGGTCAGGTTGTAGTCAAGACCGAGAAGAAGACTTATTGGCTTCCCTCGACCTTGGTTAACAAGACCCCGCTCTCTTGGACTATTACCGGTGGAGTTAGCGACACCGTGGAGATTTCATCCTCCGAATATAACCGCTATACCCCTACCTTCACCTCGAAGCTCGTGATTAAGAATGATTTCAAACTTGATCAATGGGTTAGAGCCTCTGATGCAGCTGCCGTACTTGTACAGTGGCTGGGCAGTATTAGCTTCGATAGACATTGAACCCGTCTATTGATTCTAACTGAGGGTATTTGCAGTTTACTCTGTTTTAAGGACTTATTCCTTATGTCGTTGACAATCAATTCCAAGGCTTTCGCCACTGAATCTACTGGCCCGAATTTTGGTCAGTACTCCGGCCCGGCAAATACGCTCTCGGTGAAGGATCTCCTTCGCCTTGCACGTACTATGCCGAAGCCTACGAGTGTCTTTAGTGGTGTTGGCCGCGTCCAAAGCAAGCTCTCCAGGACACTTACGCTCACTGGTTCCTTGACCCCGACTCACGAAGGGATCTTGGACATGAGCTGCAGTATTCCGGTAGGCGCCGCTTCGGCTGACATTGACTCGCTGGTGAACGACTACGCTGCATGGGTTGCCCATGCATCGTTCAAGACCATGCTCAAGCAGCTGCTTGTTGTCTACTAATGGACAACAAGATGGCTTTTTGGGCGTTGGTTATCGCTTTAGCGATTATCGCGATACTTGTCGTTCCAGCTGGCACAATTTCTGTGTCAGCTAACAAGTCTGGAGGTGCACGTGAAGTCATCCCCTCGTCTGTTGAAGCTGAGAAGCCTCAACGATAAACTCAGGAAAAACTCTTGGTTCATTTACCAGGACTTTCTTGACAAGTTGTTGAGGTCCATCCAACACCCTCATGCCGAAGAATTACTTCTCCTTAAGGGGAGAGGTGATTTTTTAGGCATGATCGAGTTGGCTGATCGCATATCGTCCACTGAGTATCGGACGGCAGCCGAGCATCGGCTGTGCAATCAGTTATCTGCAGTGATTCGGAAATATCCCTTCCCTAGTGGTTCGGTTGCTTTGAACCCTCGTGCGAAGGCGCTTGAGACTTTTATGAAGAGCGAACGAAAGTGTAAGCTCGTAAATAAACGCTTCAAGCTGTTCCTGAATCTCAGGAGCCCCCATGAGCTTCCGCTTTCTGCGGCGAGGTCGTGGATATCCCATGCACTTGGAGAATTGAACCTCCAGGATGTGTGGGAGCACTGCAGTTTTGGACCTGGCGCATCTATCGGAGTTCATGGGAATGCTACCAATGAAGCGAGGAAGTTACTCGCTGAACGTTGGTCCGTGAGTCCGAGCGCTTTCTACTATTGCTTTGCCGCCTTAAGTCGGGACATGCATATCTGGGAGCTTCTTTTGAAACGCCCAGAAAGTCCCTTCTTTTCGATCGACATCTGCGAACTTTTGTCCGCAGTAAAGAGTCGGGCCGAGCTGGTAGGCTACAATAAAATAACGTTTGTGCCCAAGACTGCGAAGACCGAAAGGACTATCGCAGTGGAACCGCTTTTAAACGGCTTTGTCCAGAAAGGTGTCGACGTGTTGATGCGTAAGCGTCTTAAACGCGTTGGTATTGATTTGGATGACCAGAGTCATAACCAAGGGCTCGCCTATATGGGGAGTCTAAGGGATGATCCTGATCCTTATGTGACGATAGACCTGTCTAGTGCTAGCGATAGCATCTCGACAGAGCTCTGCCGTTATATGTTGCCGTCTGATTGGTTCGATTTTCTCGACTCAATCAGATCCAAATCGTTTACTTTGAATGGGGAAATATCTCCTTATGAGAAGTTTACGACTATGGGAAACGGTTTCTGCTTTCCACTCGAGACGCTTTTATTTGCGTCGCTTTGCAACGTTGTTTACAGTGAAAATCATCGTAAACCGGATTTTTCGGTTTATGGCGACGATATCATTGTACGCAGTTCTGTTGCGCCACGTCTCCTCGCATTGTTGAGGATATGTGGGTTTAAGGCCAACATGGAGAAGACCTTTCTTACTGGTCCTTTCCGTGAGTCGTGTGGTGCAGATTGGTTTGAAGGTGAGGACGTTCGTCCGGCCACGCTTGATTATGCTTTCGATTCACTCGAGAACATCTTCAAGTTCTGCAATATCATTAGGTCGAAAGATTCCATTGCTGGAATCTTCTACGAGTCTCTTCAGTTTTTGGAGAGCCTTGTTCCTCAGGACTTACTCTTCGTTCGCCCTTATAAAGGCAACGTTGATTCTGCTCTTGAGGTTCCCTTTGATATTTTTCTCACTTCGAAATTCTCTCGCTACAACAAGCATTTGCAATGTTGGAGTTGGGTGGAACTCGTCGTGAGGCCTGTACGAGATAAGCACGTGCAGGGATTTGCAGGCTACAATGTAGTATTGGCCAGGGGTGCACTAAAAGGAGTTAAATCAGATACCCCTTTCACCGAGCGTCGAAGGACGCGCACAAAAATACGTCGCGTTAGTTACTGCGGCGGCTGGAGCCTTTACGAGCCTGGTCTTTTGTTTTCCAGGTACGATCGGCTTTGTCCTTTGCTGTAGCAGGCGTATTCGGGTTCCTTTAAATCTGGACCCGCGAATAACGGATACTCTATCCGTTGTTTATTGATCTTCTTTTTCTCCCCTTGTCAGGGAGTTTCTGAAGGAAATCAGAGGGGCTGATCTTTTAGC